GTGATACCGGGAAACCCGAAGCATAAAGTGGTGGGAGGAATTGAGTATAACGAGTATAACCGCCCGGTGGGCTACTGGATCCGGCAATATCAGATTGATGGGATCTCCATTGCGGAGCCCGTGTATGTGAAGGCGGATGATGTTCTGTTTTACCATTCGAAAAGGCGGCCTTCCCAGATTCGGGAAATGTCAGATATGGCGCATACGATCACCAGGATCCGGGACGTGAATGAGTTTGTGACAGCGGTATCGGTCAAACAGCGGATCGAGGCGTGCCTTGCCGTATTCATCAAAAAAGCGCTTCCTGTGTCAGGAATCGGGAGGACAAATACACCTGCACATGACAGCAGGGTGGAATACGATGGAAAACGTCTTTCACCAGGTATGATACAGGAGATGAATGCGGGGGACGAGATTGAAGTCGTGAATCCGACCGGACAGTCTGCGGATGCTACATCCTTCGTAAAGCTGCACCAGAAGATGATAGGAGCCGGACAAGGGCTTTCCTATGAGGCAACGAGCCGTGACATGTCGGAGACAAATTATTCTTCCGCAAGGCAGGGAGCCATCGAGGATGAACTGACTTTCATGGAAGAGGAGGAGCAGATCCTTTCCATACTGGATGAGATTTATGAGACTTTTGTGATTTCCTGCGTACTTGCCGGTCTGGTATCGATTCCGAACTTTTGGGAAAACAAAGAGGACTATCTGTCCCATGAGTGGATCAAGATGCCTAAAAAGTGGATCGATCCTCTGAAAGAGGCAAACGCCACAAAGACTGCCTTGAATTTCGGTATTAAAACCTATAAGCAGATCGCGGCAGAGAACGGTACGGATTGGAGAACACAGATTGATGATATGGCGGAGGTGTTGGAATATGCGTCAGAAAAAGGAATGGATTTAGGAGGTGTGCTGTTTGACGGGAAACTTAAAGGAGAAAAGGAAGGATCGGATGAAGAGCAGGAGGAGCAGGAATCCGACTCTGCAGCAGGCGAAAATCCCGGTGCAGGCGATCCGGATGCTGCGGACACAGACGGAGCAGATGGAAACCAGGGAGAAGGATAAAGGAATCCGGGAGCTGACCGGCACGATCCGCACAATGGAAGGAGAAGGCAAGGAACGGACATTCCAGCTTTCATTTTCATCAGAGGAGCCTTATGACAGATGGTTTGGGACGGAGATCCTGGATCATTCGCAAGGCTGTATCAACATGGAGCGCCTGAGTACGATCGGGGTTGTACTGTATAACCACAAAAGGGATGACGTGATCGGAAGGATAGACCGGGCGTGGGTGGAGGGGAACAGGGGATATGCGGAGATCACATTTGATTCGGATGATCTGTCTGAGAAGATCTACCAGAAGGTCAAGGGAGGCACGTTGAAGGGTGTTTCTGTCGGATACCTGGTGGATTCATGGGAGGAAGTAATGCCGAACAAACAGTCCGCGGACGGCCGGTTTACGGGGCCGTGTTCCATTGCAAGGAGATGGACGCCATATGAGATCAGCATCGTGTCGGTTCCTGCGGATCCTACGGTGGGAGTTGGACGGTCCATGTATGGAAAAGCTGTGGACGAGGTTTATGAGACCTATGTGCGGCAGCTGCAATATAATAAAAATCTTTTAAAACAGGAGGGCAATCAGAATGACAAGAGAACAGATGCTTGCACGTCAGAATGAGCTGCTCAATCAGGCACGTACTGCCGGAAGAGCGATGAATGCTGATGAAAGGGCGGAATTTGATGCACTGCAGAGGGCGATTGATGCGTTGAATGCAGTAGCGGGCGGGAATGCCGGAAGCGGACATTCCGGCCAGAGGGCAAAAGAGACTGAGGACGATGGTGAAAGCGGCGAAGAGGAGGATGAAGAAGACGATGACAGTTCCCAAAAGGCTGTTGAAGAAGAACGCATGAGGATCCGTCAGATTGAGGACATGTGCAGCAGCTTCGGAATGGATGCGCGTACATATGTAGACAATGGAAGCACTCTGGAAAGTGTCAGGGAGGCGGTGATCGCACATATGATGCAGCAAGGTGCTCCCATCCGTTCCGGAATCCAGGTGGTAGACTCGGAACAGGACAAATTCCGGAGGGCTGCTGCCGATGCGCTGATCATGCGTTCCGGTATGGAATTGGAGCAGCCTGCGGAAGGCGCAAGAAATCTCATGGGGATGCATCTTCGTGATCTGGCGATTGAATGTCTGCAGATGGACGGAACAGACGAGCGCAATCTGAACCGGAGGAATACGGATGAGCTGTATTCTATGCTGCAGAGGGGCTTTTACAATCCAGAGGCGGCGTTCCCTGCCATCCTGGACAATACAATTGAAAAGGCGTACAGGGAAGGACATAAGAAAGTGTCCGTAACATTTGACAGGATCACCAAGAAGGGGACGCTCTCTGACTTTAAGACACACGACAACTACTATATCGCCGGTCCGGTCGGGGAATTTCTGGAAGTACCGGAGAACGGTGAGCTAAAGCACGATGTATTCCGGGATGACAAGCTGCCCACCAGAAAGCTGAAGACTTATGGACGTCAGTTCACGTTATCCAGGAAAGCCTTCATTGACGATGATATCAGCCTGGTGACGTCCCTTCCGGCCAGATATGCGGCATCCGCGCGCAAGACGATCAATAAACAGGTATATCAGGTTCTGGTTCAGAATCCTGCTGTCTACGATGGGGTAGCTCTGTTTTCATCCCAGCATAAGAACCTTTTAAAGACTGGTACCGGCGTGACCCAGGAAGCAATGCAGACCATGATCATGGCATTGGCAAACCAGCGGGATCAGTTTGATGAGGCGATCATCATCAATCCGTCAAGGATTGTCGTTCCGAGCGGAATGCAGTTTGATATGTATACGTTGTTTTACAGCCCGACTATCCATACCACGGATAACACTCAGGCAGTGAATCCGCTGTATCAGTACCGTGAACAGTTGGAAGTGGTGGAAGATCCGACCATCAACGCACTGTGCGGCGGCATGGGAAATGTAATGCCGTGGTGGCTGCTCGGAGCGGAAGGAGACACAGATTTCATTGAGGTGGATTACCTGAACGGCCAGGAGATCCCGAATATCCGAAGAATGGAAGCGCCGGGGCAGCTTGGGTTTGTATGGGATATTTATCTGGACTGGGGAATCAGTGTGATGGATTTCCGCGGCGGCGTCAAAAACCCGGGCGTGGAAGTAAAAACAAAATTGGAATTAGCATAAAGGAAGGAGACCTGTATTATGAGCAAAGCAGCATTTTGGCAGCGGGGAGAATCGCTTGATTTTACCAATGCCACAACAGACATGATCGAAGCAAACACGGTCATGACCTTAGGAAGCCGCATCTGTGTGGCAGGTACGGACATTCTGCCGGGTGAAACGGGGAGTATCCATGTGGCGGGCGTATTTGCATTCCCGAAGGGGGAGGGAGAGATTACGGCAGGAGCAGAGGTATACTTTTCTGAGTCTGACGGGATGATCACATCCCAGGCGGAAGGCGGAGTCAAGGCGGGATTTGCCGTTTCCGGGGCGGCAGCTGATGACAATAAGGTTCTGGTAAAGATCAACGCATGAAATTGAAGGCGTTGCGCCCTGTGTTGTACCTTGCACATCAGTATGACAGGGGTGATGAACTGCCGGTAAACAATCCGGACATGGTAGAGGCCTGGCTGGAAGCAGGGAGCGCAGAATGGAGAACGGAGGAAATCCAAATGGAATCGTCCGCTCCGAAAGCCATACCTGCTTCAGCGCTGGCCGGACAACCGGGAATATCTGACAGAGGAACGGAAGGCGGCCTGACCGGGCGAATCCCGGAAACCCCGGAACGGAAAAAGCCTGCGTCCAGAAAGAAAAAAACGAGATGATGTCCTTCAAGGATATTATAGCGGATGATGTGCATGGAGTGTTTATGAACACAGAGGAATTTTCAGAGACGCATACCGTAAATGGGATAGAGATGGCAGTGCAGATCGATTCTAATGAGCAGATCGAACGAGAAAAGCGGTTCAATCAGCATATGGATGGAATCTATCTGAACCAGAAGCTGATCTATGTAGCGGCATCCGACTTCGGGCCGCTTCCGAAACAGGGCTCGATCCTTACGCTTGATAAACGGACATATCGAGTGGCGGACGCTGTTTCTGAGGATGGAGTATATTCAATTACGATCGAGGCAAACAGGGCATGAGTAATAATATAAGAATCGAGGTCAGCCAGGCAGATCTCAAATTTGTGCTAAATAAATTGAACGGAATGGAGACTAAGGCTCCAGGAGTGTTCAGGAATGCGGTTAATAGAACTACAACACAGACAATGCGGAAGATCAGGAAAGGGCGGCAGGCCTATGTGGTGAGCCCCGGTGCCTTCAACGCCGCTATGGATGTTAAAAGAGCGAACAAGACGCATATGGTATCCATCATAACAGCAAAGGATATACCTCATGGGCTTAAAGATACAAAATTTTACAAAACATCATCCAGCAGAAAATATGGGGTTCGGGCGAAGGTTCTGAAAGGAGGTTTAAAGGAACTTGTAAATCGGAATGGAGCAAAGGCATTTTATGCCGGAGTAGACACAGGCCATGTGGGTGTGACTCATTTTGATGTTTTTCAGAGGAGAGGATCTGAAAGATTACCAATAAAAAAACTTAGCGGACCAGGTGTCGCGAAAATGGTAAAGTCTATTTTTAAGGGTAAAAATGGCGGTGAGGCTCTTGAACCATATGTCCTGAAAACTTTGCATGACGAGATAGCTGCAGAGGTAGCAAAATTGGTCTGATAGAAGGAGCAAAAATGACAATATTAAATTTTCAGGAAGAACTGGCGAAAGATGTGGAACATATTCTGAAAGATGTAGTGACAACGAATGCTGCAGGTGAACGAATACATGGAGTTACTGTATATAAACAGCAACTGCCGGTAATCACATCGGATGAAGAAGATGAATCTAAATTTTTTCCATATGCAATTGTAAGGCTGGATGAAGGGAAAGGTGTTGACGATGACAGTCCATGGATGGTTACGGCGGATGTCCTTTTGGGACTGCATGACGCAGAGCCATCCAACCAGGGGCATCAGCACATTCTGGTGATGTGTCAGAGACTGATCGACCGGTATGCGGCGGAGCCGCTGCTGGCTAAAAAGTACCGGGCAGAGCAGGACATGGAATGGGCGGTGCAGGATGCAGATACATACCCCTACTTTTTCGGGGGAGTCCGAATCAAATTCAGTGTTCCAAAGATAGGAAGGAGGGAACCAGTTTATGGCTAAAGAAGCAGGAAAGAAAAATGAGGCTGCGGAGGCAGCACAGACTGACACGGCGTTAAGTAATGCGGGTGTAAAAAATACAGTGGCGAAAGCAAAAAAGGTGAAGTCCACGCTTCCGGGACCAAGGATGTATGTGGGTCCGACCATTTCCGGAATCGGGATCCAGAACAGGGTGTACACAGCGATACCCGCGGATGCGGAGGAAAAAGCCGGACAGATGCCGGAGATCAGACACCTGTTCATACCGGTAAAGGAGTATCCGATCGCAAACAAGATGCTCCGTGAGAAGAAAGGCTATATCTACAGTGCATTTTGCAAAGTGGGCGCTTTTAAGAATGGAGGGAAAGTATCATGAGCAAGCATGGAGTATTTATCCTGGAAGAAGCCACGGCGTTGACAGTGCCGATCAGCGGTGCCAGTGCCGTGCAGGTAGTGATCGGTACAGCCCCGGTCAATATGGCGGACAACCCGTCGGAGATGGTGAACGTACCGGTCTTTGCGGAAAAACCAGTGGATGCGATGGCCGCGCTGGGGTTCTGTAAGGATTTTAGATTTACGCTCTGTCAGACAATGTATGCAACCAGCAATATTTACCAGGTGTCACCGGTAGTCTATATCAATGTCCTGGATCCGGCAAAGCACAAAAAAGATCTGGAAGAAACGAAGGCGGATGTCAGCACACTCAGGGCAGTCGTGGAAGTCCCGGGAATCCTCAGGGAAGGACTTGTGGTAAAAGCAGAGGAAGAAGCGCTTGTGCTGAATACAGATTATACCGTCGAATATGAGGCAGACGGAAGTCTGGTCGTAAACCTGATCGCAGGTGGAGCCGGAGAAAATGCTGCAGAGATCAGTGTCAGCGGACAGGTGCTGGATCCGGAGGCTGTCACGAAGGATGACATCATCGGGGCGTATGATCCAACCACGGGGAAGGAAACGGGGATGGAAGTGATCCGGCAGGTATATCCAAAGTTTGGAGTTGTCCCAAGCCTTGGGCTGGCGCCGGGATACTCACAGATTCCGGAAGTCGGGATCGCGCTTTCCGCAAAGATGGCAAATATCAATGGCGTATTCAAAGGGATTGCTCTGCTGGATCTGGATACGGAAAAAGCCAGGAAATATACGGACTGTAAAGAGGTTAAGGAGAGCAGCGGCTTTACGTCAGAGTTTTGTTGTACGCTCTGGCCATGTTTCAGGGTTGGGGAACTGATCTTTGCGGCATCTGCAATCGTAGGGGCGCTGGTGTCCTATGCGGACGCTTCCAATGATGACGTGCCGTATATATCGCCATCCAATAAGATCCTGGGCGTGACCGGGACGTGCCTTTTGGATGGTACGGAAGTAGTGCTTGACCAGGATCAGGGCAGCACCTTAAATACCTATGGCGTGACTACGGCGTTCAATTCAAACGGATGGAGGCTGTGGGGAAACTATACAGGGGCTTTTCCGTCAAGCGGTGACGCAAAGGATATCTGGTTTTCGACGCGCCGGATGTTCAACTGGCAGGGGAATACATTCATCCAGACATATTTTTCCAAGGTGGACGATCCGATGAATCCGAGACTTGTAGAAAGTATAGTGGACTCTGAGAATATCCGATGCGCGGCATTCGCGCCGGATAAATGGGCAGGGGCATCCATCGAATATCTGCCGGAGGATAACCCGACTACGGATATCCTGGCAGGAAAGATGACCTTCCGGCAGCATATTGCCCCGTATACTCCGGCCCAGGAAATTACCAATATATTGAATTATGATACGGAGATGCTGGCATCTGCGCTGACAGGAGGAGGGGAATAAGAATGAATATACTTCCGGAGGTAATCAACCATTACAACATATACAACGACGCAAAACGGCTGATCGGCGTATCCGGTGAGGTCGAACTGCCGGAGCTGGAGGCGATAACGGACACCATTGAGGGCGCGGGAGTGCTTGGTGAGATTGAGGATCCTGTCACGGGGCAATTCTCATCCATGAAGATCAAGATTCCGTTTTCTGTATTATATGAGGATCTGTTCAGCCTCATGAATACGACAAAACCGCCCCAGCTGACCCTGCGGGGATCCATGCAGTGCATGAATCCGGAAACAGGAGAGACCGACTACTATCCTGTAAAGATTGTTCTGCGCGGTAAGGCGTCTACCACTACGCTGGGAAAGGTTGCAAAGGGAAAAAAGGGCGAACCTGAGATCGAGATGGAGATACTCTATATCAAGATCCTCATTGCAAATAAGACGAGACTGGAACTGGATAAACTGAACTTTAAATTTGTATTAAACGGTGTGGATATGCTTGCGAAGATCCGCAGTCAGGTATAGGAGGAAAGAAGCATGGCAGCAAATGAAATCGTAGAAATGAAAGACGGAAAGGCTATTGTAACGACAGTTGAAAATGAGAAAATGCTTCTGCAGTTATCAAAGACCTATGAATTTGAGGGAGAGAAGATATCACAGCTTGATTTATCCGGGCTGGAAGAGATTACGGCAGACAACATGATCAAGGCAAATAAGGTCATGGTTACATCGGGGGCGGTAGCGATCATGCCGGAAAACGATCTGTACTATACACTGATCATTGCGGCGGACGCAACGGGGATTCCGATCGAGTTCTTCAAGAAACTCAGGCCAAGGGATGCGGTCAAGGTCAAGAACCGGGTGTCAAATTTTTTCTACGGAGAGGAATAAGGCTGGAAGATACCTGGATGCTGCGGAAGCTCTGTATAGCTCTGGCAATGAATATGGGCAGCTATGGGGAGTTCGTACATATGTCGGTCTTTGAACTGTTGGATGTGTGCGAAGATTTGAAGGAGATCCAGGAGGAGGCAAAGGAGGCGGCTAAGTCAAAATGAGCGAGTATAAGATTGCGGTCAAGATTGCGGGACAATTGGAAAGCAGCTTTAACGCCGCACTCAAAGGCGCTCAGAGCGGCTTATCCGGCTTCGGGCTTGCGGGAAAAGTGGGGGCTGCAGCGGTCAAAGGGACAGCTGCGGCTATCACTGCGGCCGGGACGGCGATTGCCGGTATAGGGGCATACAGTGTCAAGGTTGGAAGTGAATTTGAATCCGCCATGTCTTCCGCGTCTGCGACAGCAGCGGCAACGGAGGAAGAATACGCGAAGATGGAAGCGGCCGCAATGGAGATGGGAAGGACTACATCGAAGACGGCGACGGAATCCGCGCAGGCATTGGAATATATGGCCCTGGCCGGATGGGACGTGGATACATCCATATCTGCCCTTCCTTCCGTGCTCCGGATGTCAGAGGCTTCCGGAATGGATCTGGCGCGTACATCTGACCTGGTAACGGACTCCATGGCAGCGCTTGGAGTGACAGTTGATGAACTGCCGAATTACCTGGATGCAGCGACAAAGGCGCAGAACAAATCGAACCAGACAGCCGAGGAGCTCATGGAAGCATATCTTGGTGTCGGCGGCACGATGAAAAACCTGAATATTCCGATTACGGAATCCGCCACTGCTCTGGGTGTCCTGGCAAACCGGGGAATCAAAGGATCGGAAGCAGGAACGGCCCTGAATGCGGTGATGGTGAACCTGACAACTGGTACCGGCCAGGCAGGAAAAATGATGAGTCAACTCGGAATCTCTGCGTTTGACTCAAACGGTAAATTCATCGGACTGGAAGAAACACTCAAGCAGGTGAACACAGCTCTGCAGGGGTGTACAGAGGAAGAGAGGAATGCGGCACTTGCCGCAATCGGAGGAAAGCAGCACGTTGATGCACTGAATAACCTTATGGCAGGCCTGAACACAACGAATGAAGAGGGGATTTCAGAATGGGCGGCTCTGAGGAATGAACTGGAAAACTGCAATGGCGCACTGGAAGAGATGGCAAAAACCAAGTTGGACAATCTGGAAGGAGATCTTGCAATTTTACAGTCAGCGGCTCAGGATGCAGGAATCAAGATCTACAAAAATCTGAATACACCGCTTCGCGGACTTGCTCAGTATGGAACACAGTCAATATATAAGCTGTCGGATGCATTGGAAAGCGGAGGTTTCTCCGGACTGGCATCCGCATTGGGAGACGTGGTAGCGGACGGTCTTGTGAAAATGGCTGACCATGCGCCGGAATTTGTGGACATGGCAGCAACGCTTGTGGATTCTCTGATTAGTGGGATCGAGAATAACCAGGATGCGATCGGAGATTCCCTGGGACGGCTTGCTGTCTCTGCGTCGAATGCGTTCATACATCTGATGCCACGCCTGATCGTGCTGGGTGCAAAGATGGTGGTTTCGATTGCAAGGGGAGTTTTGGACAATCTTCCGGAAATTGGAGCGGCGGCCAAAGAAGCAATTGCATATCTGATGGAGGAAGCAAAGAAAGCGCTCGGTGAATATATGGACTTCCTGGGTGATGACAGCGCAAAACCATTTGAAAAGATCGTGGCATTGATTCCGGCAGTAGCGGCAGGGTTTATGGCATTTAAGTCTGTCAGCGGGATCATAGGTAAGGTGAACGGGTTTGTAAATTCCTTAAAAGGGATTGGCAAGGCGGCATCAGGCGCAAAGAAAGGTTTGGGGACCGCATCCAGTTCCATGTCAACGGCGGCGCAGAATATTCTGGGTGCCGGAGCAGGGTTTGCCCTGGCTGCGGCAGGCGTGTGGCTCCTTGCCAATGCGGCAACGCAGATAGCCCAGGCGGGACCGGGTGCGGCACTTGGACTGGCTATGATGGCAGCAGGCATCGCAGGCTTTATGGTGCTGGCTGATAAAATGGGGCCGGAGCTTCAGGCGAACCAGCAGGGGCTGATCACATTCGGGGCGGCGATCCTGGTGGCTGCGGCAGGAGTGGCGGTTATGGCATTTGCGGCGGTACAACTGGCACAGGCAGGACCGATGGCATTTGCGGGTTTGGCTCTCATGGAGGGCGGGATCATCGCCCTCATGGCTATCGCGGGAACCATGGGGACAATCTTAGCTTCGGCAGCCCCGGGATTAATCGCATTCGGGGCGGCGATTCTGATAGCGGCAGCCGGGATGGCAGTCATGTCGTTCGCGGCAGTGCAGCTGGCACAGGAAGGCGGGATGGCAGTCGCAGTCCTGGCCGGGATGCTGGTCGGTATGACTGCGTTTATGGCAGTGGCGGCGTTGCTGGGGCCGATGCTGTCAGCGGCGGCTGTTGGTCTGGTTGCGTTTGGGGCGGCAGTGCTTCTGGCAGGTGCCGGGATGCTCATCATGGCTCAGGCAGCTATACAGCTTGCGGAGGCAGGGGCTCCGGCGCAGATTGCCATGGCGCTCCTGGCTGCAGGTATCCTTGCGTTCGGGGCGGCTGCGGGAGCCCTTGCCCCGCTGCTGCTTGCAGGTGCTGTGGCACTGGCGGCATTTGGCGCGGCGTTGATCGTTGTCGGTGCCGGAATGTTGGTTGTGAATGCGGCGGCTCTGATCGGAGCGGCAGTGTTGCTGGTGATGTCAGGGGCACTGGAACAGATCGTAGAGAACAGTACAGGAGGGGCTGAGGCGCTGGTATCCCTTGGAGCGTCTTTGACAGCATTTTCAGGAGGGGCAGCCCTGGCAGGGGCAGGAGCTGCGGCAGCCGGTGTCGGGTTTGCAGCCCTGGCTTTAGCAGCCCTGGCGCTGGATGTGGCGTTTATCCCTCTGGCGGTGGAAATGCTGGCCGTATCCGGGGCAATTGCTGTTATATCAGCAAGCTCTTCCACGGCAGCGGCCGGGATGGGGATGTTGAAAGCATCTTCTTCCGGAATGGTAACAAGTATGGGGAAACTGGCAGCGGCATTCCTTCCGCTTACGGCTTCATTGGCTCCCTTTGCCGCGGCAGCAGCAGCGGCCGGGATAGCGGCAGCTGCCCTGGCAACAGGACTTGCGGGGATGGCAGTATCCGCAGCGGCAGCCGGGACGGCGGTTCTCCTGATCGTGACGGCATTCACGGCGGCAACGGCAGCGATCCAGTCCTTCCAGTCTTCAACGGTGACGGTTGGAGCGGCCGCGCAGCGGATCGTGGCAGCATTCGCTTCCATGGGAGGGGCGGTACCTCCGGCAGCCGCGGCATTGTCATCCTTTGTGGTACCGGCGGTTGCGGCAGCTGCGGCATCCATGCTATTTGCCGCGGCGCTGGCATCGTCCAATGCGTCGCTTGCGGCCATGGCGGCGGCTGTAACAGCTTCCGCTTCTGCATTTGGGGCTTTATCAGCTGCTATGACAGGTTCTCTGGCTGCAGGGAACAGCATGATGCAGATGACTGTGCTTGTGAGCAGCAGTATGCAGCAGATGGCCCAGGCAACGACAGTTGGAATGGTGCAAGTCAGTACAAGCGTTCAAACCGGAATGACACAGGTAACAGCCATTACCACACAAAGTATGGCTCTGATCGTTGCAGTCACGACGAATGGGGTTACAGCCATGGTGACGGTATTCCGAAACGGCGGCGTGCAGGCCGTTGGAATCGCCCAAGCGACGGCGGCCGGGATTCAGGCGGCATTTGCAGGGGTAGATCTGTCCGGAGCCGGTATGAATATGATGCAGGGCCTTGTCAATGGAATGAACAGTATGCGGGGTGCAGTGGCGGCCGCGGCGCAGAGTATTGCGCAGGCAGCGGCAAGTGCGGTCAACAGTGCGCTCCAGATCCATTCTCCATCCAAAGTGCTGACCCGATCAGGGCAGTATGCCGGTGAAGGCGTGGCAGTGGGAATGGAAAATATGTCCGGCAGGGTACAAAGTGCGGCGAATGCGGCATTGGCTCAGCCAGTACAGAATGCGGGTGAAAATATCCGCGGAATTTCAACGCCGGAGATCC